GGGATCCAGGGATTTCCTATCGTTTCCCAAAAAAATAATCGGTTCCTACCAATCAAAAATAAATTATGCCAGCACCAAGCCAATCCGCCATTGCCGAAGCCCTCGGTATTTCACCCCGCAGAGTTCGCCAACTGATCGCTGAGGAGGGCATGCCGGTCCACAGCATCGAGGCCGCTAAAGAGTGGAAAGACGCCAAGCTCGCCGCCTCGCCACAATCCGACGATGAGCTTCGCTTTGAGAAAATCCGCCTCACCAAAGCCCAAGCGTCCAAGGCTGAATTTGCCTTAGAGGTGGAAAGGAATTTCTACCTCAAACGAGCAGAGGTTCTCGAGAACATGACGAAAATCTCAACGTCTCTTGCCGCTTTCATCGCTCGTGCCATCGCAGACTTGCCGGGCATCGTTGAAGGATTGCCACGCAGCAAATCCGCGCCAATCATCAAAGCCCGCCTCCGTGAGCTTCAAACGAAATTTGCCGATTCCAATTCTGAATTCTGGAAAGATCACCCAGAAAAGAAAGCCGTGGCGAAAAAGTGAAATGGATCATCAGACTTTGGATTCGCCTTTTTGTTTCCGAGCTTTTGGAGCTTAAGCGCATTTCCAAATCGAAAGATCCAAAACGAATCGCCCGCTTCCGGTTAGCGTTTGGCCGCGCCCCTTGCCACGGATGCCACGGCACAGGACATGCACCTGGCGAAACCAATCCAATTTTCTGCCGCTACTGCGAAGGCGTTGGCAGTTACCCTATAAAAAAATGATCGAAACATTTTGCCGAAACATCGCCCCACCGTCCGAGCTTCACCCCGCCGATTGGTGTGGAATGTATGTCGGCGTTGAGAATTCCGAGCGATCCGAAAAATATGATCCGACTCAGACTCGGTGGTGGAGGAAACCAATGGGCTGTTATGCGGATTACGAGACGACCAACGTGGTTTGCGTGATGCCGACAGGTTCCGGCAAATCAACATTCTTTGAGGCGATTAACTGCTGGATCGTGGCAGTGTCCCCAGGATCAACTCTTTACGCATCGCAGACCAATAATGATGCTGAGTTTTGGCTAGAGACTCGCTTGCTAAAATCCCTAAAACGATGCCAACCGCTAGATCAACTCTGGCCGGCTAACCTTCGCAACGCAGTTAGAAAAGACGCAATTGTTTGGCCGCACATGTTCATGCAGGTAGGTGGCGCCAACATTTCAAACTTTCAAGAACGATCCATCACCTACGGTCAGGGAGACGAGGCGTGGGCATGGAAACGTGGCATGGTGCGTGAATGGCTGGCGCGATCTCACAACCGATCAAACCGGAAATTTGTTCTCGTTTCCCAAGGCGGAGAGACGGCAAACGCAGACGAGGACGCCGGAAACTCATCAGAACTCCACATCGAATTTGATAAATGCCGCAAATGGGATTTTGGCTGGAAATGTCCGCACTGCGAATCCAAGCAAGCGTTTTCATTTGCCCACCTAAAATGGGACGAGGTAAAAAATACAGACGGGACGCCTAACGACCAGCTAACCGCGGACTCCGTAAAAATGGAATGCCCATCGTGCAAATCAGAGTTTGCCGACACGGTGCAAAACCGCAGGATGCTGCATGACAGCCTCGACAATGACGACGGGTATCTCCTAACCAATCCTAACGGCCAACGGGGATATGAAGGATTCCACACGGACGCGACGGCAATTTGGTGGATTCCGTGGGCTGAAGATGTGCTGCATAAGATCGTGGCTGACAGGCAAATGGCGATTGGCGATCACACGTTCCTAAAGGCATGGACGCAAAAGCGCCGCGCTCAAGGGTGGTGCAACTCCTCCGAGATCGTCAAAATCTCACTCAAACCTAGCGGATACACGTTAGGGGATTACGAGGAGCAACGCCGGATTGACGACGAAAGGTTCCGCAGCTTCACAATGGACGCTGGCGGAGATCATTTCTGGGGCGCAATCCGCGCATGGGCTAACGGAGGATCGTCAAAACTCCTCTGGTTTGGATACATCGCCACCGAGCAACAGGCTGAAGAACTGCGGAAAAAATACGGTGTAGAGCCGCGATGCACGTTCCTTGACATTGGATTTGAGCAGGAGCGCATGGCGGAAATTATTGCTCGGTATGGATGGCGAGGAGTGAAAGGCGATGGAAATCGAAAGAGCGGATGGGAATGGGAGATTAAACTTGGTCCAAAAAAGGGAATGAAGGAGATTCGGCTTTACTCAAAACGCTGGTTTGCCAAGGCAAAATCAGGCGCAAGGGCTGAATGCTACCACGTCGCAACAGAGCCTTTGCAGCACATCCTTCAACGTCTAATTAACGGCGAGGGCGCTGAATGGCTGGCGTATGACGACGCACCGCCGACCTACCAGAAGCACCTCAACGGCGAACGGTTAGTCACAACCGCAGACGCACGAGGCCGAGAAGTGAAAAAATGGGACCGATTCGGAGCTAACCACGGGCGAGATTGCGAACTTTACGCGCTAGCCTCCGCGCTCATGTTCAAGGTATTCACGTTTGAGTCTGCGGATTCCTAACGGGCTAACAAAACAAAGGCTTGCACTTCTCTAGCAGGATGTTAGAGATTCGGCATGTCGCCATTCGCCCAAGCCCGAGCAATCTTTAAAGCGGTTAGGGGAAATCCCGCCGCGATTAAGGTGCAAAAGGATGCTTTTCTCGCCCTAACTGCTTCTATTACAAGCGGAAACGGTGGGATGCAAATCACGAATAGTCAGGTTAATGGGCAGGGATTCACAGCTTCTCATTCATCGACTCCGCAAGAACGTCTCAACGTGTTGTCGATTTTAATGACGATGATCGAGAACGACACCGCAGGATCTAAAACCGTAGTGGGGAGGTTCCTTTGAGTCAGATCGTCGATGAATTTGGCCGCCCAGCATTTTTGGCGCGAGGAGCTAACCGCAAAGCCGCAAGGTCCGCAAACCTTGGAGGCGGAGAGCGCCCGTCAGAAACGCGCAATTTCCGCGACCTCGGAAAGGTTGTGCCGAAAGCTGACAGGCAAATGCTGGTGTCGGCATCCAAAACTCTTTATCTCAACTCGCCTCCGTTGATTTCAGCAATTGACCAAAAAGGGATGTATTCCGTGGGCAATTCCTACCTCCCGGTTTACCGCGGAATGGATACCGAGTGGGGGCGCATTGCCAAAAACTGGCTTGAAAACGAATGGTATGAAATTTGCAACATTGCAGGTGGAAACAATGATTTTGTAACCGACCTCTACATTGACTCCGTGGCAATGGATAGAGATGGTGAGGTTTTCGAGTATTTCACAAGCACCCGCGATGGATACCCGCAGATCCAAATTATCCCATCCCACCGGATAGATGCTGGAGGAATGCCAGACGGCAGAATCTCCCTTGGAAGATATTCAGGCGGTCAATTTTATCACGAGGATGGAATCGTTTATTGGGCAGACACTGGAAAACCCGTGGCTTATTCGTTCGTCGATGCCGAGGGTGTCCATGAAAAATTCATCGACGCTGCGTTTATCAAGCACACGTTTGACAAGGCTTGGCCGGAACAAAAGCGCGGTTTGCCGTTATTTTACGCGACTCTTAACAATCTGAGAGACGTTTTACAATCCGAGGAGTGGGAGCGGATGAATCTGCTTTCCATGTCGTCGCTGAACTACACGATCCACAACGAGAGCGGTGGGCCGGATGTTGATGAGCCGGATTACGTTCCGCCTAGCGAATGCGGAGAGTTGGCAATTAAGACGTTGGACGGTGGGCGCATCATGTATGCCAAGGCTGGCGCTGGCGAAAAGTTGGAGCAGCATCAAAACTTCCGCCCCGGCAATCCATGGCACGAATTCACCGAAATGCAGATGCGTCTTGCGTTCCAGCAGATCAACTGGCCGATGGCTATGAGCTGGAAGGGTAACGGCTCAGGTGGAGGCACGGCAGAGCGTAATGCTATCGGCATGGCAGTCCGCGCCGTCAAAGACCGCCAGTCGATTCTTGATAAAATTGCCAAGTGGAGGATCACCCGCGCTCTTGCGTGGGCAATGTCTAGCGGACGAATCCCGCAAAGCTCCGATTGGTATGCATGGGGATTCACTAAGCCTCCATCGCTAACGATTGACGACGGCAGAAGCTCAAAGGAAAAAATCGAGAAGCTCAAGATGGGCATCCTCAACCAAACTGATTTGATCGGAGAAGAAGGAAAATCCCTTGCCGAACATCTTAACGAGCGCGGCGAAGAAATCGCAATGCGTGAATTGAAGCGCCGTGAGATGGAATCCAAGTATCAAATCGAGATTGACCCTCGCTATTTTATGATGCTCACACCTAACGAGCAGCCTCCAAAAGAGGAGGTTGAAACAATTGAAACCGTAGAACCTGACGATGATGACTCACCTGAAAATTGAAAACAGATCCGGCAAAGTGAAGCTTGATTCCACCGTGACCGAGAGTTCGATGGACTCTCTAATCGACAAACTTGCAACGCTTTACGGCGACGATGCGGTTAGAAATGAGCTAAAAATCGGAGACTTTACGGCAATCGCTGAAGAATCGCTAGAATCCGTCGAGATCACAATCAACTCCCCAGGCGGAAGCGTAAAACAAGGCTACCGGGCTTATAAAACCATCCTCGCAATGCGTGAGCGTGGCGTAAAGGTCACGGCTCTAATCGTGGGCCAAGCAGCGTCCATGGGCAGCGTTATTGCCATGGCAGCGGACGAGATCAAGATGGACGCTAAGGCAAAAATGATGATTCATGACGTTTCCCTCATGGCTTACGGCAATTCCGATGACATGCGAAAAAATGCCGACATGCTTGACGAGGTTTCTAACGAGCTTGCCAAACTTTACAGTGCGAAGGTGGGAAAATCTCCTGAATTTGTGCGTGAGCTAATGAAAGCTGAGACTTGGATGGACGCCACGGAAGCAGTGAAAAACGGCTTTGCCGATTCTATTTTTGATGCCAACGATGGAAAAGAGCAAACTTCGTTAGACAAATTGCTTGCAATGTCGCAAGAAACCGTTAGGTATTCGGACATGTCCATTCTTGATAGACTAACATCCCCGTCAGATGCTGAGGCAAAGTCTCGCATCGAAGCTCTCGAAAACCAGATTTCCGCGCACGATTTGGAAATTTCCGAATTCAAATCTAAACTTGAAACCGCTGAAGCCGCTTTGCAAGAAGCGTCTAACTTAGCAGTTGAGAATCGTGAATTGAAAGCCAAGGCCGACAAGATCCCAACTCTTGAAGCTAAGATCACCGAACTCGAAGCATCCAACGAAATCACCGAAACTAAAATTTCCGAAGCTGCCGCCAAACTCCTTGCCGCTAACGGCCACAACGAACCGCTCAACCTGAGTGAAAAAGTTGTCGCGCCAAAAGCAAAACCTGAACTTTTCGGACTTGCTCGACTTATCGAAGCTGCCAAAACCAAATCTAACTAACCTAAATTTATGCCACAAGCAAACCTACTTGATATCGCCAAGATCAACGGCACTGACACAGTTGTCGGTCTGATCGAGGAAAACCAAACCGTCGCACCTGATGTGATGGCATTTCCGGCCCGCACGATTCGTGGAACGTCATATAAAATCGGCGTCCGCAAATCCTATCCCGGCGTTGGATTCCGTAACGCTAACGGAGGCACGACTTACACCAAGTCTGTCTTTGAAAACCGTCTAATCGAAACCTTCATCCTCTCGGGCAATGTTCGCGCAGACGTTGCAGTTGCAGGCGCTTACGAAGATGGTCCCGAAGCATGGAAGCTCATCGAGGCATCCGGCGTCATGGCTCAATCCATGATCGAACTTGGATCGCAAATCTATTACGGCACTGGCACGGATTCCAAGGGATTCCCAGGCTTGCAAGAGATTCACGCTGCGTATTCCGCAACGCTCACCGAACCTCTCACCGTTGACGCTCTCGGCACATCCGCCGGAACCGGATCTTCGGTTTACGGCGTGAAATTCGGACCGCAGGATTGCCAGTTAATCTTCGGAACGGGCAACGCTTTTGAGCTTGGTGATTGGTTTAACCAAATGGTCAATGACGGCACTGCCGGTCAAGACTACCTCGCGCATGTCGCATCCCTCAACGCATGGGTGGGCTTGCAAGTTGGATCAGTGTATTCCGTGGGCCGCATCCGCGACTTAACCGAAGATACCGGCAAAGGCTTGACTATGGCTCTTATTGCTCAACTTCTGAGCAAGTATCCTATCGGAAAACGCCCTGACGCGCTGTTCATGAATCGCCGCTCCGCTTACCAGTTGCAACTTAGCGTTTCAGCTACCAGCAACACCAGCGGGACCGCATCAAACACTCCAATCGGAGAAGTTCCAACATCCGCTTTCGGAATCCCGATCATCGTTACCGATTCGATCATCAACACCGAAGCCCTCAGCTAAATCCTAACGGCTCAATGAATAAAAATTACATCTATCATTCACCGGACGGCGACCGCATCGTCTTTCTGATGAGCAAAAACGAAAACGGCACTGTTGATCTAGCGAAAGCTGACGGCAGTCTCTCAATCGGAAATTGCACAATCGGAAAGGCAATCGGTCAATGTTCCGAAGTATTAGGCGACATCATCGACATCGAGGTTGAAACCTCGGAAGAAGCTGAAATCCCCGAACTTACCAAGGATCAACTGAAGGAATTGCTAGACGAGGCGGGCGTTGTTTATGATGCCCGCCTTGGTAAAGAGAAACTCAAAGAGCTACTTGAATCCATCAACTAACCTAAAATTATGGCTAACGAATTTGCACGAAACATCCAGGACACTGACCTGACCATCACCCGCGCCCTCCCAACCGCAGACGGCACTGTCACAAGCGCCGACTTCGACCTCGGGGCCGATATCTACAAGGGCGAAAACTTTGAGTTGGAGGTTACTATTCCTTCGCTCACATCAACGCTTTTGCCATCCGCTGACACGCTGACCATGACCGTCCAAGGCGGTGCGGCTGTCACGCCAACAACTAGCTTGAACCTCGTCCAGATCACCACTGGCACAGGCTCGACTGTTGCAGAGCAAAAGATCCGCTTCCGGCTTCCTTCCAACTGCCCGCGCTACGTCAACGTGAAATTCGTTGCCGCTGGCGGAACTGGGAACATGTCGGGAGTGTCTGCCACTGCCAAGCTGTTGTTCTAACCGTTCGTTGTGTGTGTTGTGTCGCGGACGGTGGGGAAACCTGCCGTCCGTTTCTCTTTTAATTTATGAGCCTACTTACTGAATTTTCAAAATCCGCGTTTGCCATTGCTGGCGATATTATCGGCAGGGAATCGCTAACCATTGGCAGCGGGCCGTCCATCGGCGGCATAATGAATGAGGCCACGTTTTCCCGTGAATATGAATCCGGCGGATTTGAGCAATCGTCCGCGGTGGATTTTGTTACCGGAATCACGGAGTTCGTCGCTGCATATCCACTTGCCGCAAAAGCATACGAGGGCAAAGTCGTAACGGCTCGCGGCGATACATGGCGCATCGTCTCTATTCGCCCCGGCGCATCGTTCGTTTCAATTTCGCTTTCGAGCACGAATAAATCCGCATGATTCAAGGGCAAATAGATATAAAAGAGCTGGAGCGTTCCTTGGTTTCAACCGCAGCCGCATTTGGAGAGGCTAACGAAACAGGAATTTCCCGTTGGGGTGTTGCGGTTTGCCGTGGGCTAGTGAAAGAGACTCAAGCATGGGGAGACTCTAAAAAAAGCGGAGATCCAAAGAAGAAACAGCAACAAGCCATTATTAAGGATGGGCGCAGGGCATTTGTGGTGGTTAAAAATCCAAATCTTGTCAAAAGGCTGGAAGAAAAAAAGCTGTCTGGATTAGCAACAGCTAACGGTGTTTTCACTTTCCGCCCGCACCAGCAAATGACCGATTCCAAAAACGTGAACGATTTCATCGACATGAATCGCACGACTCGAAGCAATCGCGTTCCGAAGCTGCCGCCTGGGGTAGTGTGCGTAACATCCGAAAAGGTTTTTATGA